ACATCTCTTGAAAATTCTACTGGCGGACTTGCATCTCCACTTTCTCCATAAAGATACTTTTTAAGAGTTGTTCTACGAATAAATTTTAATCCTAAAAAGGTTTGATAATTAATAGTACCAATAGCTGCTGAAAACGCAGTAGTAGCATTTGCTATGGTTACTGTAGGTCTTGCTATTGCTCCATCGTTTTTATATTCTATACCTTTTACTTGTGCAGGTATAGCTGTATAAGTATTTATTTGAGAATTATTAGAATAATCTCTCATTTGAATAGTAGTTAAATCATCATCAAGACCAGACATAAAATATATAAAACTACCCGCAGAGTATTCTAGTTCATATAACTGGACTATCTCTGAGCCAGGGTCAAGTTTTTGTAAGTCTTTTGTTATTAGATTTTCTGCCATTATGCTTCGTAAACCCTTACAAATGTTGCTGTACAAGTATAGTAATCATCATAATCCCATTTTTGGTCAAATTCTTTTACATAAACTTTTACTGTTTCTTCATTTCCACTTGCATTTGTATCTGCAAAAGTAAAATTAAAAGCAGTTACACCATTAGTGCTTTCAAAAAATCCAATGATATCATCTATTTCTGCTTTTGGTCTAGTTGCAAAGCCTACACTAAACTCTTGTTTTAAATTATTTATACCATTTGCAACTCTTTGTTCATAACCATCGCCAAATTCAGCTCTAAAAATAACTGGACTATTTTTTCTAGACATACCCTTATCAGGTATTATTGTTCTATTTCCGTATGTTGCTCCTGTGCTAAACCCTAACGCCATCTTAACCTCCTAGTATTCCACCTGGTCTCATTTGTTTTTCTAACTCGTTTTGTACTGCTGCATTAATTACTGCTCCTAATTCTGCGGCTCCATTTGCAGTTACATCAGCACTTGCTCCACTATCATCAATATTAACGTTAATAGTTGTATTGTTTGTAGACATTTTTCCTTTGCCCATTTCAACAGGAATAGCTTTTCCATTTGGTAAAGGAACTACTGCTTCTGTACCATGAAGAACTGCACCATAACCAGAGTTTGGCCCTGTTGAAACTCCACCGTCTGCATAAGAACGATAACCTGGAGCACTCATTATTCCACCTTGTCTACCTGCTGGGCCAAAGAAGAAGGTTTTAAGTATATTTAGTGGGCCGCCTCCTCCACCTTGTAGTGGGTCAAATGCCATTTTTGCTCTTTCATACATGGCGATAAGTAATTGAATCTGTGCTACTTTTGCCATAATTTTTGCAGTCTTTTCTTCTTCACCTGTAAGTGCGCCCATCATTCCAATAACACCTGAAAACTGATTTAGATTTTTACTAAACATATCCATAGTGTAATCTTCTTTTTCTCCGCCGATTTTGTTATTATCAGTATCTTCTCCACTAAGTCTGTCAATATCTAATCCAAGTGATTGTTTTATTTTTCCTGCTAAATTAGGAGACGATATAAAAGTTTCTCCTGTATCTGGATTAAATATTACTTGAGTTCCATTTGGGTCAGCTGTTCCCATATTGTTCAAAGCTGTCATGTTGAATCCATTTTGGAAATCTTGTGCGGGCCCTAAAGTAGTTGGTAAATTAATAAGACTAGGGTCTACTGGAGTAGCATTAGGGTCTGATGCAGGTTTTGTATATATTCCTGCTCTTTTTAATTGTAAATTTTGAGTAACTTTTAAATCCTCATTGGCATCTATTAGTTTATCTCTTGTTTCAATTGCAAGAGTTTTATTATTTTCAAGGAACTTTTCATATTCTTTCAAATAATTCCCTTTTAGATTTTCTTGCGCCTGTATGTTTCTTGTTAACTGGTCTTGTGTTTCTTTGAGTAAATCATTAAAAGTTTTTGCTGGAATGATTTTAGTTTGGTATGTACTAGCATCATACTCTGTCTGTTGCGGAACAGCTATATTATTACCTGCATTAGGGCCAGATTTTATCATGCTTTGAATAGAGGCTATTTTATCTCTAAGGTCTTTTTCGTTCTGTCCTAATGTTTCAAATCGTGCTTGTTCTGCTACTCCTCTATTTCTAAACTCAAAATCTATTGCTTCTTTTTTAAAGTCTTCGGTTTTCATAAACTGAAGAATACCTGCAGCAGTAGTTTTCATTTGAGCTTGGTCAATTTTTTTCTGTGTTTTAGCTATTTCTGCACCTGTTGAAGCGGCGTCTGCTTTTGCAATAGCGGCATTTAATCTTTTCTGTTCTTCAAATATACTATTTAGAGTTGCATTTTCTCCTTTTAATACTTCTCCATGAAATATTGCACCATTTTCGATAGCTTCTTTTACTTCTTCTGCATGTTTATTTCCTGCAAGTGCGATTTCTTCTCCTATTGAAACAGGTTTTAATCCATCGGGGATTATATCTTCTATAAACTGTTCTGATAAAAACTGTCCAATTGCATCAGTCATTGTTTTAGTAAAGTTTGTACCTATTTTTTCAAAACCACTACTATCTCCTCTCATAGCTGCTCCAATGGCTTGTCCTAAGTCTTTTTCTAAATTTCCGTAAATTGTGTTAACGGTCATTGCCATCTGGTCAGCTCTTTTCTTTTCTAAATCATATAATTTTTCTGCTTTTACAATCATATCAACTTGTAAATCTCTTTGTTGTAAAAGTGCAGTTAGTTTTGCATCATCGCCACTTAACTCAGCTGTTTTAATTTGTAGTTGAAGGTTATTTAATTTTTGTATTTCTTTTTCTACCTCAAGTTGTGCCTTTCTAACTCCTAGTTGTCTTCTTGAAGTATTATCTCCCGCAAAAGTTGTGAGTACAGCATTATCAACATCTAGTTGTAGTTGTTTTTTAGTTAATTTATTTGCATTTTCTTGCATTATAGTAAAGATTTCTAATTGATTACCAACTCTTTTTAGATGTAATTCATAATCTCTACCTTCATTTACTAAATCTCTGTATGCTCTTTGTTGTGTATTTAATAGCTCTATTATGTCTTGATAAGGAACTTTTGGTAATGATTGAGTCAATCTATTTTGTGCTTTTATTAACTCTCCTGATGTTTGGTTTAAAGTTTCTTGTGCAGCTTTTACAGTTAAAATACTATCACTTAATGCTTTCAACTTTTTCCTACTAGACTCGCTAAGGTTTCCTGTTTCTTGTAATTCTTTAGCAAATCCATCAAATGCAGGATTTATGTCTCTTAAGTTTTGAAAAGTAAATACTAATTCTTTTTGAAATTTTGCAAAACCTTCTGAATTTAAATCAGCTTGCTCTCTTAATTGATCTAAAGCTGTAATTCTTGAATCTAAATCAGCACTTTCTAAAGCATTTCCTGAGAATATATCAGTTTCTGAGCCTGTATCTAGTAACCCTTTTCTGCTGACTTGTGCCATTTTCATTAGTTCTTCATTTATTCTTTCTAAAGAGTTTGTTTGTGTTTTTAATTTTTCATTAAATTTTTCTGTTCTCTCTATAAGGTCTTTTCTGGCAAAGTTATATAGTGCCTTCCCTAGCATAAAGACTATAGAACCAATTGCTGCAATTGCTCCTAGTACTCCTATGAATCTTAAAACTGCTGAAGTCATTCTACTAAAGAAGTTGCCTACTCCTTCTGCCATTGTTCCAACTTGTTCTTTAAATATATCTAGTGTAACTCCTGCTTGTTGTAAAGATACTCTCATGGTTTTTGTCATTACACCACCATTCTTTTTCATATCTTGAATTATTTTTGTGACTTTCTTATTTTGTGCGTCGGACATCTTACTAAAGATTCCTACATTTCTTTTTTGTTGTGAAAGTAAATTACCTATTTGCTGTCCTGATAATTTTTTACCTGATTTTAAATCTTGTCCAACTTGTCCACCAAACATTAGACCTTGTGTATTTAACTCTCCCATAAGATTTTGTTGAGCAATAGGAGTATTTGCTAGTCTAAGTTTTGATTCACGAAGTTCTTCTTGTTTTAATCTTAGTCTGTCTAATCTTGCTTCATAATCTGCTGCCTGGGCTGCCTGGGCTGCTCGTAATTCATGTGTTGCTGGTATGACTGACTTTAAAATACCTCCCGCAAAACCAATAATTGCAAATGTAAGAACATCAATATTCTTTTTACCAAAATCAGCTATGTTTTCTGCAACAAACGCTATAAAAGGTCTCATCTTATCAATTGCTTCTTCAAAAGCTACTCCTAATTGACTAATAGAGTTAGCTTGTGGTTCCATAATAGCATTGATTTTACCAAACTTAGTTTCAGCTTGGTCAAGTACTTCGTTTACAACTGCTTGGGATTTTTGATAAATAGACAACTGGTTTTTGTTTAGACCGAGAGCAGCCGCATATTTAGTCGTTGCTTCTTCTAGTCTTAATACGATACCAAGTTCGTCCAATAGTTCTGGTTCAGCTTTGGTAACACCTCTTACCAATCTGTTAAATGAGTCTGTTACATCTCGACCGAGTGCAACCGATACTGTGAAAGCGGCTTCTGATAGTTCTTTTAACTGTCCTGCCGAAAGTCCTGCTGCTCTACCAATAGCACCTGCTTGTGCAGCATCACGGAAATTAATCATTCCACGAGTAGCTGTCTGCAAGTCTCTTGCTAAACTAATATAAGCAACACCTGTAGCCGCCGCAAAGGCTAATTGTCCTTCTTTTAATACACGAAAGTCTGCGGATGATTTGAGAAACCTAAAAACTGCGTCTAAGGCAAATAAGTTCGCTGCTAGAGTAGCATATGCGGGAACGAGACCACCTGTGATCCCTTGTGACATTTTTGAGAAGTTTTTAGAAGCACCAGAAGAAGCCCTTGCAGCTCCTTTTAGTTGCCTATCAGTGGAATGAGCAGACTTACCAAGTTTACCAACCCCTTTCTCGGCCTTCTTACTCTCATTAATTATGTCTTTTAAATCGGCCTTACCCTCTATATGAACGGTACCGCCGTCGTATTTCTTTCCTGCCATTTATCGCCTTTTAGCCTTATTCTCAGCTGCCTTTTGTCTTTGAGACTGTTTTTGATTTATATGATTTGAGTTTCTGTCATCAATTGCTTTTAACATCATAACAACAGTTCTTTTGTCTTCTATTTCAAATACATCCAATAAAGTACCAAGAGCTGACCAATCTTTTCCTAAAAACATTCCACTCATACCATCCCAACGGTCTGGTAAACACGAATGTATTAAAAATGCCTCCTGAACTTCTGAAGGAAAATCCTCCATACCAGGTGGCATTTTTTCGGGGTCAGGCTCTTGACCTAACTGTTCGCATACATTTAGATACTTTGCTAAATCGATTTGGTCAGAAAAGTTTTTATCTAAAAGAGCAAGTATTAATTCTACTTGCTCTTCGTAAAATTTTCTAACTCTCCGACAGTTTCGGAAACCCAGTTATCGAAGTCTCCAGAGTTTTTCATAAGTAACTCTGCATTTTCATGAGTGTAGTCAAGTTCGTCTTCAGGGTCTAAGTTGCTTGTATCTACTAATAGAAGCTCTTCTAAGTACTTATACTTTAAGCCTTTCCAGCCTTTAATAATTGATTTGCAGTATTCAACTAAGAATTTATCATTATCAAGCTGTTCTTCATATGCCCTAGTTTTTTTGTTTAAAACTTGTTTTACACTTCTGTTTCTTAATTTGAGTAATTCCTCTCTTGCAAGGTAAGTTAGTTTTACTTCGAAACCTTCTAATCCTGGCATTTCTATAGAAACAGTTTTGCTTGGAGTTAATAAACTCTTCAGTGATACTGGTGTTTTCTTTTCTTCTGTCATAATTTTCCTTTAAAGTGGGAGGGCATTTCACCCTCCCGAGTTTAATTAGTTTTAGCTAGCTGCGTAAGTTACTTTAACTTCGTTTGTCGCATTAGCCTCAGTAGCTGATGTTAAGTCTGTTGCTAAACCGTGGAAGTTTACATCAACGGAAATTACATCCTCTATACTGTGAGATGGTAATTCCAAATGCGCTTTTGGAACATGAACATTAATGTGGTTGCTTTCGCCTTGACCACCAATGCTAAATTTCAAATCAAATGCATTTGTAATAATCTCTCTTGACTCTTGTAAGTCTTCAAATAGTTCTGCTGAACCACCTGTTGCGTCATTTAAGTAACAAGTAAAGTTTCCAGAAACTGATCTTGTACCCATGACATGGCCTAATGGCTGGTTAACACTACCGAGTGTTTCAGGTGTTAAATATGTAAGGTTGTTTTCAATGGTAATATTACCACCAGTTAAGGTAATACCACTAAATGTGTTATTACTTGTACCTAACATAGAACCTGTTTTTACTCCTGTAGTATTAGCT